AGTTGTTAAGATACAGAAGTGGTGGCGCCTATGGGGTCGCTTACGGGGTTATAAGCGCCAAGGTCCCGCGAAATGGTATAGAGATGTAAGTGTCAATCCTACAGATTTTTACTCTATGGAAGATATTTGCACCTTGAGCGGTGAGTATATTTTTTCATTTGTTGAAAATGATAAGTGTACATATGCATTTGATATTCGTTCATTAGCAACCCTCTTAGAGAAAGAAGCTGAGCCTGAAAATCCCTATACCCGTGTTAGTCTTTCCCCTAAAATTGTAACAAAAGCAAAGAACTTCATTCGCTGGTTAAGAAAAAAGGGTGTAGATACACGATGGGCACCTATTGAACCTGAAAGTCCTGATTTACGATTCAAGCTCAAGGTAACCGACCTTTTTCAAAAAATAGACGAACTCAATTATTACACTAAACCGGATTGGTTTTTAGGATTAAGTGTTGATAATTTACGCTGCTTTTATGTTGAATTATACGACATTTGGTACCATCGCGCTGAATTAAGCCAGGAAATGCGGCGCACAATTATTCCACCACCTGCTCACCCATTCAAGTATCCAATTAATGAAATTGTAGCCAATAATTCTCTTGAATTCTTACGGAAAGTTAATATGGATATGATACGTATGTTTATTACGGCTGCTACTGAGAAAAGCGACCGTATTCTTGGTGCGATGTATATTGTTACAGTGATGACATTGGTCAATAGAGAGTGCAGACAAATGTATCCATGGTTGTATGAATCTGCCAGTCCAGGAATTTACAATAGATACAGACTATTTAACGCGGATGGTAATGACCACTTGCTAAATGCTTTTAATAATATACTTGCAGGTGGTAATTTTAATGCAATAATGATGCCTGGAGCTTTTATGCAACAGCTATTGCTGCCACCTCCTGCTTTGGCTCCAGCTCCTGCTTTGGCTCCAGCTCCTGCTTTGCCACCAGCTCCCCCTTCTGATAACTAACTTCGCAGTAGTAACCAGGGCAGTACCTGTAAAAAGTTCCATCTGCTTTTCAGAATGAACTTTCACGGGCAAATGTCCCAAAAATTGACAGCCCTTTTAGCCCTAACTGGATTTTCAAAAAGGTTATTAAAAGAAATGTCATCTAACATCGTATCACCTGCAAGCTTCGACGTATCCGAGCTAACGTTCCGTGCCCCCAAGATTCTTGATTCTGGTGGCAAGTTCGTTACGCTTGATTACAGCGGGCGTAAGCTTATGACTCAGACTCCGTCCATGGTTCTCCCCTATGGGCTTAATGTATATGACAAGGCGGGTCCCACGACCTACTCCGTAGATATCAGCTTCCGCGGTGTTGAGGAGGACCCCCGCGTGAAGCAGTTCTACGACATGCTTGTCGCTTTTGACGAGCGCCTCATTAACGCCGGCGTGGAGAACAGCCTCCCCTGGTTCAAGATGGCTAACGCTAGCCGTGAGGTAATCAAGGCGTTCTACACGCCCTCTATTAAGGTTTCCCTTGACCGTGAGGGCAAGCCTAAGCCGTACCCTCCTACCCTGAAGGTGAAGCTTCCCAAGAAGAACGGTGCCTTTGAGGCGCAGTTCTACGACACGGAGAAGCGCCCCTATGAGGGCGTGACTGTTGAGGAGCTCCTTGTAAAGGGTGCGACCGGCGTCTTCCTTCTCCAGTGCACGGGTCTATGGTTTGCTGGCTCAAAGTTCGGCGCTTCCTGGAAGGCGGTCCAGGTCAAGATGACCAACGTTCCCAGCAACGGTCTTGGTCGCGGCTGCGCCATCCAGGACGAGGATGAGGACGGCGTAATGGAGGCTGTAATGCCCCCTAAGCGCGCAGCTGCTCCTGTAAAGAAGGCGGTTGCCCCACCTCCTGTTGAGGATGAGGAGGAGCAGGAGGAGGATGAGGAGGAGGAGGTTGTTGAGGCGCCTCCTGTTCCCGTAAAGGCGGCGGCTCCTAAGAAGGTGGTGAAGAAGGCGACCAAGTAAAGGCGAATCAAATACAAAAATCACTAAAACAAAATAAAATATGATGCCAATAGGCAAGTTATTTTTTAATCTGCGTTCAGTATATAAATGTTATCTGTTGAACCCCCCCCCGGTTGGGCTTTTTCATGGTGCTGGTACTTTTTTGTCGCTAGCGCGGTCAGTGGAATCACAGCAATTCTTACACTAATAACAATCGTCGTAATGTTCAAGACACTAATGAAGAATAATGGTCTCTTGCTCTTATCCGTTTATAGTTTTGCACTAGTCGTCCAGTCTATCACATCAATGGTTACATTCTGGATGTGCCGCAGCGCATTAAAACCTAATGAACAACCGCAAGTACAAAAGCCTAGCGCTCCAGGATGCGCTTAATTTGGTCCGGGACTGTACCTTCCGTACAGACCAGTGCTGCCATATTTTAATATAGAATCAATGGTTCTTGATTAAAATATACCTTTTCGCTAGCTACGTTATTGCACTACGTTACCTCCCGCAGGTGCCTGTAATCCATAAGGACTGAATACCAACGCGGGGTCGCACTGGCATGTGCCCTGCTTAGCCAAAAGAGGGACTTCCGCGGATACTCTGTTTCTGAACTGTTCGGGTATAGTTGCATTACCAACGGGGAAGCCTACAGGGAAGCCCGCGCCATTAGGGTAGTTGTATGTGAGGCGATAGGCGGAAAGGGCGTTTTGGACGCGGAGCTTTGTTGTTAAAGAGGCATCACGGATACCGACGCAATCAACTGGCATGTTTACATAGCACTTAGATTTAAATTCACGCCTCAAATCGCCTAGGTCCGACGCACGGTGGCACAACGTAAACGGGTTCATAGTTAATCTTATATTTGACAAAATCGGGCTGTAGTTGCTGAGGTGGAGGCACTGGTGGTGGGAAAAACTCTATAAAACGCGTATCTGGATTATTTGGCGCGTTTGCGGCTATTAGACTTGCCTCTACCAATAAGGCTGTAGTGTTACTTGCAGGTACTGTTTTTGATAGAATCGGTGCTGGTACAGTAGATGCGCCTGCGGGATATGGTACAGCGACACCCCTAACATAATAGTATCCACATTGATTGATTTCTGCTATAAGCCGAAGCGATTCGGGACCGCCATTTTTATTCTGCTGATGACTTGCTGCGGTTATTGCTGTTGCTGCAACGGGAGCAGTAGCATGAGCCGTCAGCGTTTTATTAGACTGCGGTGATACGCATAGTAGTTTTTTGAGTTTATTCACTGTCAATGCCGACATCCTGTTAACACAGCTTGAAATTATTGTGTGCAGTCTAGTAACTTCGTTACTGACTAGGTTACTATTATAAAAGGGTTAAGTATCAATCAGTGGATTGATACTTAACCCTGGTATAATACGTTATCCCGACTTAAATCCGGTCGTTTAATAGGGACATGCCACCGGCAGTGAATTTAAGAAATGCTAAAAGCATTTTTAGTACGGTCTATTTCGACCTTTATACACAAATACTGTTCTTAACAATAACAATATACCTACTATACTACCTGATACGTTTTATCGTGACCACAATGTCTAGAAAGAATTGCCGCCATGGCTGTCGGTATATAATTAGTGAAGGGTTTGCTACTAATTTTGAGACCAGTAGGGATTATTTTTCATCGCTTTCTAAGAAATGCGATGCAATTACTGAGAAAATCGGGTCTATGAGCGGTAGTGTTGATGACCTACAAAACAGACTTGGCGGCTTATTGAAAGATATTTGCTACGTCACGGCACAGGTTGATGAGGCAGTTGCCGGTAATTATGCTTCTAATGTTCCTGAGGAAGAACAGGCGTATCCCGTTGAAGAACAGAAAAAGCGGGCAGCCAAACGAAAAGAAGATTCCGTAAAATACGTTGCCAACCTTAAGAAATCATTTGTGGAGACGCATAATAATATACCATTGTTGGAATGTTTTAGTAGTAGCGGCATGACCGATGATGAAACTGCGCAATTATCCGGTATGCGCGATAATTTAAATGCAAAAATAGACGAAACTAATTCAAATTTGGACCAATTTGATAATTCTATGATAAATTTACAGAAAGAATTTGCAAAGGAACGGTTACAGCGCTACTATACAACATTGAATTACAACGACAAATACATAAAACAGTTAAATCGTGCAACAACAGCGGCGCAAAGTGGAGAGGAGGGATTTGCCGGTGACCAAGATGACCCTAACGAAGTATTAGATTTTAAGCCGCCGAAGAAGAAGGTTGATAAGGAGGACCCTGAGGCAAATCCTGCTAAGCGGGTGAATGATTTGGAAGAACATTATGCTAATTCTGAGGCGATGTTTTATAAATTACTCAAGACATTCAATACATACAATAATACAGCCAAGAAGCAGGCACAACAGCTCAAACAGGCAAAGGCGATAGTTACTGATAAGGATGAGCAGAATAGACAGATTAATGCTAATTCAGGTAAAGCAGTAAAGTCATCTTGATGACTGACCTTCTGGTAAAGTCATCTTGATGACTGACCTTCTGGTAAAGTCATCTTGATGACTGACCTTCTGGTAAAGTCATCTTGATGACTGACATAAAGCGACCAATATATATTATTCTTAATGAGTGACGTTAAGAATAGAATAAACGCAATTTTAACAAGTGAAGCTGCAAAACAGACCGCCGCAATTATCAATAAATTCGCGGGTCAGTGTGATACCATTGTTGAATTCGGTAGTCGCGGTGCAGTCAGTGGAACAATTCTTATTGACGCACTAACAGGACGAAAGCGACGCCTAATCGGCGTTGACCTGGTTTCTGATGAAACTACGGATAGTTTAGCAAAAATGGCAGAGTCAGTCGGTGTTTCATACCAGTTCTGGCGTGGACACACATCTCAATATCCTCTTCACGAAATGGATGGACTCTTATGGGATACATTTCATGCCGGCGGTGCGCTTTTTATGGACCTGGACAGAATGGCACCGTATATCCAGAAATACATTATGGTTCTTGGTGTTATGTCATTTGGTGAATTATCTGAGGCAAGCGCCAAGAAATTCGATATGGCTGCGGTTTCCAGAGAATTAGGCGTTGATGAGACTGGTGCTGCCCTTGGTATGAAAGCAGGAATTGCGAAATTTTTAGCGAAAAACACGGATTGGGTTCAAGTTCATGAATTCGCGGAATTGGCTATTCTTGGACGTAAGGTTCCTGCGACCAGTCGTGTATTTGGAAAGACAAAGGCTTAAAAACAATCTCTTATGATATTGTATACTAAATGCAAATCTTCGTCAAAACACTTACGGGTAAGACCATCACACTAGATGTAGAGTCATCTGATACTATTGAGGGCGTCAAGGCAAAGATTCAGGATAAGGAGGGTATTCCTCCTGACCAGCAGCGCCTGATTTTTGCCGGTAAACAGCTGGAGGATGGTCGCACGCTAGCGGATTACAACATCCAAAAGGAGTCAACTTTACATCTAGTCTTACGGCTACGTGGTGGATTTCCCTTATGAAGTTGAAACTTGCAATTATCCATAAATGTGTGGAAATTAATTGCACAAGCCCCCCGATTGCCGCATTGTAATTCGACCAAAAATTATTTCTTCGAATTACATAAGATGTCTGGAAAGTACGTTGGCATTTGGTGGAATTTGCTATTCGGCTTTATAATTTCTTGGACCGGAATTCTTGGAGTATTAATTATGCGCTACATGAAAGGCTCATGGAGTAAAGAGCAATGGACCTACATACCTTTATTTTGGATTCCCATAGTCACTTCTTGGCCTATATCTATTTCCGTAATTATGGGGCGCTTTGATTAGAGCGAAGCATTTCAATAAAGCGCTCCTTTGTTCGTAGCAGACCTTTAAAAATTACTGTCTGGTTTTTAACCTCCTCCTGAATTTTTTCCCTGTCAAAATTCATGTCTTGTTTAAATTGTTGTGTTTCACAATATTTTAGACATTCAATTACGTATTCTGTGTCTTCTTTCAAATAGACCATGGCTAGAGGAATGTTGCTCATATCATAAAAATACCTTTGCCGGCTCATCCCTCTATTTTCTTATACAAAAAAAAGGCGTTTATACCATCTTATTTGTTATTTACGCGATTTAGTGCGTCGGTTTTTTCTCATTTTCCTATTTGTTTGTCTGCGCCCACCTCTCAATGAACCTTCTGGTAGCGATGGTAAAAAAAGTTTCGTTTCAGATTCTTCTCCTTTTTCAGTAAATAATTCCACAGGTGTGTCGATAGCATAAGTGTATGTTTTTTGATTGATACTGGATTTTACTTTCACCTCCTGCCGTAATTTGCCCCTTTTAATGGTCAAATCATCATCTACAACATTTCCTACACTAATATCTTTAATCCAGTTATTGATGTCATCAATGTTTTTAGGAGTCACATATGTTATACTTTCATGAATTTTATAATCAACACCATTATAGGGTATAATAAACGTAGGCATTATACATATGTGTGTGGTTTTTTTGCAGCCGCCCTCAATACCGGGACTCAGTCACGACGCAGTTCTATCTGACTATAGACCCAGCCCGCCTCTGTAATTTTACGGTTCATACCAATAATTCGGTAAATTCCAAAATACACAATCAGACCGGGCTTGACTTCGTGAATTACATGAATCTTCTGATTATTGCTACATGCCTTAATAACCATACCCTGATTCAGCTCAGATTGATGGTTTGATGGATGCCCTGGTCCAGACTTTTGCCCAACACCAACAACGTAAAGCAGCTTGCAATCCCGTTTAGCGTAGTTATAGGAATCCGGACCCGTCTTGAAGTTGATGCTTTCAATACCATAATTACGCGTACCATTGAGCTCGTTATTAGGATTAAAGTTGAGATTCAACTGACTCTTTGCATCCTCATAGGAAGAAAATTGACGCAGGCTCATATAATTCGCTTTGAAATAGTCTGGGTTTTAAAAATAGTGCAAATTTTTTGGGTAAAATGGTCAAAATTTGAAGATTTAGCCTGGCTCAGTTGATTAGCATAAAAAAATGGCTGACAAAGTAAAAGCATCTGGACCCGTAATCGGCATTGACCTTGGTACTACTTTCAGCTGCGTAGGCGTTTGGCAGAACGACCGCGTGGAAATCATTGCTAGTGACACGGGCAACCGTACGGTTCCCTCTTGGGTTGCCTTTACCGATGAGGAGCGCCTTGTCGGTGAGGCGGCTAAGTCTGTGGCTGCGTCCAATACGGCAAACACTATCTTCGACGCCAAGCGCCTTATTGGTCGGTCATGGGACGACCCAATTGTGCAGAAGGAGATTAAGAACTACCCCTACGTTGTGAAGGACGACGGCAAGAATAAGCCCAAGATTGTTGCGACAGTCAAGGGTGAGGTCAAGGAGTTCTACCCTGAGGAGATTAGTGCTATGGTTCTACAGAAGATGCGTTCCATTGCTGAGGCGTATCTTGGTGTCACGGTAAAGGATGCCGTAGTTACCGTACCTGCCTACTTCAACGATGCGCAGCGCCAGGCGACCAAGGATGCCGGTCGCATTGCGGGTCTCAACGTAATGCGTATTATTAACGAGCCTACGGCGGCTGCTCTTGCCTACGGTCTTGACAAGAAGAGTGGTGGTGAGCGCAAGGTTCTTATCTTTGACCTGGGTGGTGGCACGTTTGATGTCAGTCTTCTGACCATGGATGACGGTGTGTTTGAGGTCAAGGCGACTGCGGGTGACACGCATCTGGGTGGTGAGGACTTTGACACGGTCCTTGTTGATTGGGCGGTAGAGGAGTTCAAGAAGAAGACGAAGGTTGATATCAGGGGTAATCACAGGGCGCTCCGCCGCCTGCGTAACGTGGTAGAGCGCGCGAAGCGTACGCTTTCTACAAGCACGCAGGCGACAGTGGAGGTTGATGGCTTGGCGGACGGTCACGACTTCAACATGCCTATTACCCGTGCAAAGTTTGAGCAGATGTGCGACAGTCTATTCAAGAAGTGCATTACGCCCGTAGAGCAGGTCATGCGTGATTCCAAGTACAGCAAGAGTGATGTTGATGACATTGTGCTAGTAGGTGGCTCCAGTCGTATTCCCCGTGTGCAGCAGCTGCTCAAGGAGTATTTCAATGGCAAGGAGCTCAGCCAGAGCATCAACCCTGATGAGGCTGTTGCCTATGGTGCTGCGGTGCAGGGCGCGGTTCTCAGCGGCGTTGATAGCAGCAAGGTCAATGACATTGTGCTACTGGATGTTACGCCCCTCAGCCTGGGCTTGGAGACGGCAGGTGGTATCATGACACCCCTCATCAAGCGTAACACGACTATCCCCACCAAGAAGACGCAGACATTTAGCACTTACAGCGACAATCAGCCCCAAGTGCGCATTGTTGTCTTCCAGGGTGAGCGTGCAATGACCCGCGACTGCGACAAGCTGGGTGAGTTTGACCTGACGGGCATTCCTCCCATGCCCCGTGGCGTGCCCCAGATTGAGATTACCTACGACGTTGATGCCAACGGTATTCTTAATGTTTCTGCTGCGGAGAAGAGCACCGGCAAGAGCAACAAGATTACCATCAAGGCTGACAATCAGCGCACCAAGGATGACATTGAGCGCATGGTGGCGGAGGCAGAGCGCTACGCTGCTGAGGACAAGGTTGTCATGGAGCGTGTTGAGGCGCGCAATGCGGCGGAGGGCTTCTTGTACAGGAGCCGCATGGCATCTGATGAGGAGAAGTTCAAGGTTGCACTAGGAACGGAGAACTACGACAAGGTATCTGCGGTCATCAAGGATGGTCTTGCCTGGCTGGAGGAAAACAAGGAGGCATCGAAGACGGACATTGAGGCGAAGCAGAAGGAGTGGACGGATGTGAATACTCCTATCTTCAGCTCTGTTTCTAGTGGCGCGGCTGCTGACGGAATGCCTCCAGGTATGCCACCTGGTGTAGACCCGACTAGCGGTACGCCTGTAGATATTCCAGGCGTCCCTGGT